CTTTTGAATAAACTTGTGTAGGTGGGGAACCTTAGTGCCGCCGGCTAAGTCAGCTTCTATCATCCTCTGAGCATCTTGTCCAACATCGAACGCTACTGCAAAATCCTCCCTCGTCTGATCACGCACTGCACAGATTTTGATTTTGTCTCTACCTGACAATGCGGCCGGCATACGTTCCACGAGAGTTGATGGTTTTGCAAGCTTCGACACCCTCAACAATGCTAAGGCAAACTCTTGGAGTATAGGCACTCCCTGGTTTACAGCTAACTCACACAATCCTAGCCCCGACCTATACCTATCAATGATTCTCTCATATTGCTTTTCACACACTACAGCTCTAGACATTACCCTAAACGGGTTTCTAACCATATACCAATCGCCCTCAACCCTAACCGGAGAGCATTGGCAATAACTAATCTTTCTAAAATCCTCGGCTGCTATGTCTAATTCCGTTTGCATATTAACTTGCGCCAACATGTTCAAATTATTGATTACTTTATCCTTATCCTCATATTCCACGACCAATACAGAATCATCACCATTGACGTGTATTCTGACATTGGGTACCCCAATAACATTGCAATAAGCTCGTAAGATAGCATAGTTTGTTGCACTATTTCCTTCACTAGTAGTGTACTCTCCAGACATTCTATGGCCGTACATCTTGTATCTTATACCATATTGTGATATGCCCTTATTTTTCATTTGCAAGTCCAGCAAGTGTTTTAATCTTCTACTACCACCGAAAATAGTGAGCCAATACTTATGCTCTAAACCTAACAGCCAACTATTATAATGTCCATCGAATTTACTATGGTCCAAACAAATAGCTACGGGGTGCCGGAACATATCCCAGCTTTCCCGCAACACTTTTGCTATCCCCTGATTGTTATGAATCTTCGTGAGTATAGTGTTGATGCTTTGACCACACCAATTATACCCTTCTTGTTTAACTCTCAAGGAATGATCCAGAATAAAAGATTTCAACTCAAAACAATACTCATAGCTCCTGTGCTGTATCAGCCTAGGAGCCTTTAAGTGCAATTTCATCATTGGCACTTTTTCAAACTTGATGAATGCTTTTACTCTGGTCTCTTTCTTACCACAGACTATTCTATCTTTCCTAATATTATAATAGGCCGCCTTATATCTTTTAACGAGCTTAGCTCTTGTATTCTCCAAAACCTCGTTAGCGGGGAGTTTT